TTAAAGATTAAATTTTTTTTGAGCGCTGAGAAATAATGTAGTAGCGATCGCTTGTCGGTCTTTATCAATCGCGCCTAAAGAATCGGCTTGCTGTAAGCAAAAAACGTAAAGCTTTGCCATTTCTTGAATGTAAGAGGCAATCTGCTTTTTTTCGCTAAGGGATAAGGGCAAGTTAGCAGTAGATGAAGGGGAAGGGGAAGGCTCAGAAGACGCGGGCGATTCCTCTTCTACTAAAGTAATTTTGCCCTTTTCGTCGATCGCAATCGATACCCGATCGTTTTTGCCGAGTCTCTGTACATAGCGATCGTTGGACGGTCGCCATATTGCAATCGTCTCGTTGGTATCAGTTCGGATTGCATCAATTACTGTGCGCTGGCCAAATTTGGTCGTGACTTCCCGGGGATTGGAAGAAATGATAGCGGTTGTTAGTTTCATAAAGGTTTTGGTGGCAAAGCTTTATTTAAGATTTTGAGAGCATCGGTTTTTCCATCGGCAAGCCACAGCCGAACGATCTCTCGGACTATTTCGGTGGGGGTTATGTCAATTTTTTCGGCGATAGCTTCAATAGATGCGTGGTCGTCCTTGAATAAATATACTCCTATTTTTTTGGGCGATAAAGGCTTGCTATGGCGAGAAACCCAATTCCCTGACGCATCTCGGTGGCTCAAATCTTTAATTTGTCTCATGTTTATGGTGTGGAATGTACCTTTATCTTATCGTGGTACTGTGGCAAAAGCCGCTATTTTTTTAATTTTGCCCTGAGTCAGTCAAAAAAAAGGCTAAAAGCCAAGCGTGGTAAAAGTTTCGAGTTTTTTGGAAAATATTCCAGAAATTTTCTGAAAACCCCTTGACATATCCAAAGTACCACGGTAATATAGAGACATGGATAAGCAATCTAGCTTATCTGGCACCTAGAAAATTTAAGAGGTTTGCAACCATGACACAACAAACGCACGTCGTCAACGATAGCAACGAAACTGTTTTACAACAGGCTTTAGCAAGCAAAAGAGCGATAGAAGAAATCTATGATTCTTTGTTTGAAAAAGTAGAAAAAGTTTTAGCTAAGTATCCAGTGCTTTAATTTTTTGCATTGTTTTGGGGTTTTGAAAAAAACTTTAGAAATTTTCTCGAAACCCCTTGACATATCCAAAGTACCACGGGAATATAGAGATATAGGGGTAAAAAGAACACCACAGAGCGCCCCGAAGGAAATTGCAACCATGACTAACGAAACTATTTACAGTATTGACGATTTGTTTGATGGAATTAACGTTGAGTTTGCGGATGATGATTTAGGAGAGCCTGATTATCAGGTGTCTGCTGAAGAAGATGAGTTTATTTACGAGATGCTTGAAGGGAATGTCGCTGATGATGAAGATTTTTTAAATCAAATCTATAGCGAATTGTACGGAGAATAGGGTTTTTATGACCTAGGTAAGTCGAAAAACTGCCTAATTTCGATACATTCACACTTAGAGGTTTATTATGTTGTTCAACACGAAAATTCAAGAGATTCAATCCCAAGTTTCTGCTAATTCTTTAGAAATCGAAGCGCTATTATTGCGGGTAGAAGAACTTCGCGCCCAAAATTTAGCGATGGAAAATCACCTACAACAGTTAGGTAGTGCGGAAAATGCGGCAGAAAGTGCGATCGAGCAGATCAAGACTGCTTTGATGATGATCAATGCGATTAGTCCGACGGAAGTGCAAACATTTAAGGGTGCGATCAATTCTCTGTTTGATTGTGAGCGCCCGCAGTTAATGGCTCACAGTGAGCCTGTCGAATCCGATCCAGACCCAGAACCGGAGCCAGAACCGCCCAGTATTGAAGCTAAAACAGTAGTTGAATCGGAATCTTTCACTGGGGAATTCTCCAGTGAGACTAAGGAAGCAGATCCACTTGCTCCAATCGAAATCGAGGAAAATGATCCTTACACAATTCGTGATGATTCAAAAGCTACTACGGCACTATTTCACTTAAGGATTAATCAGCTTCGCACCCTGTGCAAACAACGCGGACTAAGCGCATCTGGAAATGCTGGCGATTTGCGGCGGCGCATACTTGCCGACAATATTACGGAGCAGGAGGTGAAAGATTTCCGTTCGAGTGTAGCCTAAAAGTAATCAAGCAGGTAGTTAAAACTACCTGCTTTTAAAACAAGCAAAAACAATGAGAAGTAATTGGATTCCTGTTTTTTTGATTAGTTTAGCAGTGATTACTCATTATCTAGATTTAAGGCTAGGAATAGCGCGAGAAAACAGTATATCGCTTGGATTGCTGACATCTGGGACGACTTTGCTAAATCTAAATTTTAGAGGTTCAAATGACAATAATTAAGGCGAAATTTGACACTTTTCTTAAAAAGACTCCGAACCAAGCTTCTAGTTTAAAAGCTGAAGATTTAATTTTTGCGGAGAAAGATCGCACTTATCCCGTCGATCAGGTCTTGAGTCAGTCGGGATTGCATATTCAGGTTAAACTTGGCTACGGCGCGGGTATTTGGTGGCTATTTAAGCCGCATTGGGATTTGTCTGCTTTGCCTAATACTTCGGTGGTGACGGCGGTTTTTCGGCTTTCTCTTTCTGTGAATCGATCTTCTAAGTTGATTGAAGGCCATTTGAATTTTTATCGGGGTGGCAATATAGAAATAGGTGTGGGTGCGACCAGTGGCGCGATCGGGTATCAATTTCGGGGAGCGGAAAAAATTAGAGGCAAAGGGCCAATACCAGAAGGTCGTCTGTGGAAGATTAATACTGGGGGGTATTGGCTTGATACGAGGGGAGTTGAAGGAATGTTTTATCACATTACCCCTGACCCCTACAAAGGCGATGGATTTGTAAGGGCGGAAATTGGCTTGCATCGAGATGCTAATGCGCCGGGTAGTGCTGGTTGCATCGTAGTTACAGATAGCCAAATGTTTAATAACACTATCGTGCCTTATCTTGCGGCTTTACGTCGGGAGCAAAAATCGATTGATTTAGCGGTCGAGTATAAATAGCAAAGGCTCCGAACATTACAAAGGTAAGGGGATTTTTAAAATCCCCTTTTTTGCTTGTACAAGTAAACTAAAGCTCTTAAACTAAAGATAGTTTACCCTTTTTCTTGCCATGCCTAGCATCCGTGACAAGATCGATTATTTAACCGCCATTGCCGAGCAACGTCCCCTAACTCGCTCTGATTTTTCTGCTTCCAGTGAGATTCTTTATGGTAAAAGCCGTTCTGCCCCAAGCCAGTCCAAAAGATCAGCTACTTTTGTAACAAGCCCTGATCTACGCCAAAAGGAACACACATCAAAATCTACCCCACCGCCCCGATTTAGTCCTGGAGAGGTTGAGGTGATCCGAGAATTGTATCAAAGCGGCGGGGTTGATTATGAGGATTTAAAAAATTGGTTGGGAGTGGCTAAAAGTACGATCTGTCACGTCATCGCAAAAAAAGGGGCTTACCGGCGCAATTTTGCCACGGACTATTAATGCCTACTTCTTTTGAGATTGCCAAACAGACAGGGATTCCAGATCGCACGATTCGGTATTGGCAAGCGCAGGGAATTGTGCCTAAGTCAGGAGAAATGCTCGAAATTCTGACTGCAATAATTGCTCACTATCAAAAAGAGAATAGTTCTAACAAGGAAAAAAAGGGCGCTCTCTACGAGGAGGAAGTGCGTTTAACTAGGGCGCGGGCTGATAAGGTAGAGTTAGAAGTCGCTGAAAAAGAAGGCACTTTAATTAAAGTGTCGGAAGTGGTAAAAGTTTGGTCTGATTATATTCTTGCTTGCCGGGCTAAGTTGCTGTCAGTACCGACAAAATTGGCTTATGAATTGGCGGGGGAAAGCGATCCTTTGGCTGTAGAAAGTATATTAAGAGAGGTAATCGATGAAAGTTTAGGGGAATTAGCGAGGCCAGAATTTGAAGGAAGCCCAACAGCTATTAATGCAGACGGCGACGGCGTTTCAGCCACCGCCGAGGTTGACGCTGAGTGAGTGGGCTGATACTTACCGGCGATTATCCCCGGAAAGTAGTGCCGAACCGGGACAATGGCGCACGGCACGAACTCCCTATCTTAAAGAGATTATGGATAGCATTGGCACTTGTGAGCGGGTGGTATTTATTAAGTCGTCTCAGGTGGGGGGGACGGAATTAATTAATAATTTGGTGGGGTATTACATCCATCAGGATCCGGCTCCGATTCTCAGCATTAATCCTACTTTGGAGATGGCCGAAACGTGGTCAAAGGATCGGCTAATGCCTATGCTAAGAGATTCGCCAGCTCTGGTGGGGAAGATTGATACTCGATCGCGGAAATCAGGAAATACAATTCTGACTAAAAAGTTCCCGGGGGGACACATAACTATGGCGGGAGCTAATTCCCCTTCTAGTTTGGCCTCCCGGCCTGTGCGGGTGGTGGTTTGTGATGAAGTAGACCGCTATCCTTTTAGTGCGGGGTTTGAGGGTGATCCGGTGGAGTTGGCGGTTAAACGGACAACGACTTTCTGGAATCGGCGCGTGGTACTGGTTTCCACGCCGACGATTCGAGGGGCATCTCGGATCGAGAGCGAGTACGAGCGATCGGATAAGCGGCGCTATTTTATCCCCTGTCCTCACTGTGGACAAGAACAGCATTTAGTTTGGGGTCAAGTAAAATGGGACCCGGGAGACCCAGAAGGCGCTTGGTATGAGTGTATTGATTGCGGCAAAAAAATTGAGCATCGTCACAAGCAGGCTTTTTTGAGGGCTGGTCGCTGGGTTGCGACGCAATCTGGCTCAAAAGTGGCTGGATTTCACATCAATGAGCTTTATTCTCCCTGGAAATCTTTCGGGGATGTGGCTAAGGATTTTCTTAAGGCTAAAGATGATCTGCAATTGCTTAAGGTGTGGGTCAATACTTCTCTGGGTGAATCTTTTGACGAGACTGGCGGCGAGGGGATTGAGTGGCAGCATTTAAGCAATCGGGCCGAACCTTATCAACCTTTGACGGTTCCCCACGGGGGACTATTGGTCACGGCGGGGGTTGATGTGCAGGGAGACCGGCTATCGGTGGGGGTTTATGCGTGGGGTCCAGGTGAGGAAAGTTGGTTAATTTATTCGATCGAGCTTTACGGCGATCCGACCGAGTCAAAGGTTTGGGAGGATTTAGATGTTTTGCTTTTGTCAAAATTTACTCACGCAGGCGGGTCTGAGTTGGCAATTACGGCGGCGGCGATCGATTCTGGGTTTAAGCCAAATGAGGTTTATAATTTTGTCCGTCGTCGGGCTGGGCGTAATCTTTATGCGGTTAAGGGGATGTCCACGGCCGGGAAGCCGGTGATTGGTAAGCCGACTTATCAGGAAGTCACTTATAAGGGTCAGGTGCTTAAAAAAGGTGTCCGGTTGTGGCCGGTGGGGTCTGATACTGTCAAGGGGATTATTTACAGTCGCTTGCAGTTGAAAAATTACGGGCCGGGCTATATCCATTTTCCCATTGGCTTAGATTCAGAATACTACGAGCAGTTATGCGCTGAAAAGCTACAAACTAAGTACGTCAAGGGTTTTCCGCGTCAAGAGTGGGTAAAAATTCGCTCTCGTAATGAGGCGCTTGATTGCTTGGTTTACGCCTACGCGGCCGCTACTGCTTTGGGGATTGCGCGGATCGATTGGAATAAATTAAGGGAGTCTTTGACCCCGCAAATTGAGGAAAAACTAGAGGAAGTTGTAAACGTGCCAAAGGTTCGAGAGCAAAATAAATTTCAGTACCCGAGATCCAAAAAGGGCAATTTTGCCAGTAGTTGGTAAGTATGTTGATTGTTCCCAAGTCCATTACTATTGGCGATCGCTTGGTTTGGCGACACCGCGACCTGCGGGGACTTGACCCCGAAACAGGAAACCCTGTAACTTTTGACCCGGCAATTTATCAGTTAAGCTGGTCGTTTCGCGCCGTAGGGTCGATTAATGGCGATTCCAGTTTGGACGTAATTGCCACCAATGATAATGGCGAATTTCTGACGATTATTGATAACACCAACTTATTAGGCGCGGGAACTTACTATTATCAGGCTTATATTACTAAAAATCTTTTGAGAAGAACTATACAATCGGGGGCTGTGGAAGCGGTAATAAATTATGCCGCTTCTCCCGATTTTGACGGACGCAATCAATTGGAAAAGGATTTGGAGATTATCAATCAGGCAATTCGAGCGGTAGTGTCGGGGGGAGTGCAATCTTACTCGATCCAGGGGCGTTCCTTGTCTAAATTATCTTTGTCTGAGTTGATGTCTTTGCGAGATAGTTATCGGTCCCAATTGCAAAGAAAACAATCAGCAGAAGCGGTTTTGCGGGGGGAAGCTAATCCCCGGCGGGCTTTCGTGCGGTTTGGAAGATAATAAAAAACCCCCTAAGGAGGGAGCTTTTTAGGAGAACAAATAGACCTGTAAGCTTTTTAGCCGCAACGCTAAATATAGTCTAATTATAGCAGTTAAAAAAGTTAATTGCGAGAGGTAGGAAAGATGAAATTTAAACATCAGACACAAGAGGCGCTCGATTTCTAAAAGGGTGGTTAGTTGGTAAAAGAGATTGTAACCCCCATTCCCAATGAAAATAACCAGTCAATAAATTAATCTCATTAGCAGATAACTCTCTAGTCCATAAAATATTTTCAGCTATAAACCCGTTCATCCCTGAATCAATTCCACTAAAATCGTTACCAATTCTAATTCTATTACAATTAAGATTAGCTGAAGAAGTGGTTCCAGTCACTGAAGTCCCACCATTTAAAGTTATTCTTGATTGAGAATCGTTTCGTGTAGCAACAACCGAAGCCCAACTGTTATTAATTAAAGGAGAAGTTTGGGCTGATATAGTCCCGTTCCTGTACAAATACACGCCATTATTAGAGTTAATTCCATAAGTCAACAAAATTCCATTAGTATTATTGAAATCTTGTTGTGTCGATGAAGCCAAAGACCACAGCCTGCCATATCGAGTCGTTGCGTTTACCACGGCACTCGAATTATTTCTGTGAACAGAAGCTAAAGTAATTGTGTTTCCCGCATAATTAAAAATAGCGGAAAGAAATTGATTAGAATTAGTATTGTCAATTCTTAAAACTGATTTTCCTAATTCTGTAGTATTAACTGTAATTGTACCCGTACAAGAAAAATTTAAATTATTGGCTATATCTCGCACGGCAGTCACGTTTGAGCCACTTAAAGTTAAACTACTGCTATTATTAGCTTTAATCCAAATCGCAGAATTTGAAAAAGCTGGTGTCCACAACTGCTGCGGCGGACTAGCGTCAATTATCATCATTTACTTAAATTCTAAAGAAACTTTAAGAAGATTTTGACCTAATAATTGAGCCAGCAAATTGTCATCGTTAAACTGCTCCCTGACTACTCGCAAAATATCTGACTCAAGGATCGGCTCTAATTTACCCTCACTATTAACAGAAAGTGAAAGTAAGGGATTTTCCCCAAATACTGCAGCAGCCATAGCAAGCTTGGACAAATTGAATTTAACATAAGGATTAAACGGAATCATCTCCGACAAAATTCGTTTATAAACGTAAATCCGAACGGCTTTATCGCTAGTTAGACTAGGTTTGATTTCAGCCTCAAAGAAAGCTAAATCAGTAGATACTATATTGAATTGTCCCGCTACGTTTTCTAGCGCGATTTGATACTTTTCCAAATATTCGGGATTATTCCGAAATAAATTTTGAGCTTCTAGGCTATTAGGCATAATTATCCTCGTGAATATTCAAAAGTTAAGGCAATGTCAACTGGTCCGCTTGTAAATGAGACATACTCCACCCGAATGCTTTGAGTAGTTGTAATCAACTGCCCATTATTACTAACTAAAAAACTTGTTGGCGTTGTCGTAATCGTTCGGTTACCTAATCCAGGAATTGTAGTAAAACTCGCTCCACTACCAAAAAGCACATTAATCACAGCACTGCCGCTAGACCCGATCAAACTATTTTGAGCATTTACAACTCTCAACAAAGTTATATTTTCCGTGTAAAAAATCGGCAAAGTAACAGCCACACTGCCAGTGTTTGCACCTCGGAGTAAAACTGATTCTCGTTGAATCGGGGCATCACCGTCATTTAATTTGTGAGCAATAGTACCAGTTTGATCGCTACAATATAAATCGAAACCGTTACCCGTTCGGACAAAATAAAGAGTATTTGCCTGTAATGTCACTGGCAAACTGCTGACTACTTTTTGCGCTCTAAATTCAGTCATTTTACCAAGTTAAACTACTCCAGCCTATTGTAGGAAGTACGCCGTTATAAGTTAATAATCCGTTAGCATTTTCTCCAATTTTATCTAATTGAGTTTTGTTGCTGTGAGTGTGAGAATTATTTACCGCCGCGTCGATAGCAGAAGCCGAGCTAGTCGGACGACCTTGAATATTTGCCCACTGTAAAATTAAATCAAGTGATTCAGCCTCACTAATTTTAGTCCAGCTTGTCGTCGCGACTTGATAAATATAAGTCGCTGCGCCACTTGTTACCGTAGTATCTCCCGTAGCATTCAAAACTAATGCTAACTGGTTAGTCGTGGGGTTTAGGGCATTTCTTGCTGGTATATCGGCTACCACTTGTAAACCAGTTATTCCCCCAATAGAAGCATTAATTAACCCCTGTACATCAGTATCAGTAAGGACTCTTCTAGCAGAAGACCCCGTGGCATTAGACACATAAATTTCAACATAGTTCGGCTTTGATGCCGGAGCCACAAAATATATAGCATAAGGCTGAAGAGTCCCAGGTAGTGCCGTTTCTCGAAATGCTTTAAAAGTCGTCATAAATTTTTACCAGTTAGTGCTATTCCATTGCGTGTTTTCGAGACTGTCAAGCCAATCTTTTTCCGTGCCGACAAAACCGTTTTGTAAGGCCAGTTCATAGGCAGAAGCTCCAGGATCGCCTTTAATAAAAATGGTTGGATCGCGTTGAACAAAAACCGAAGTTTTTGCCTGAATCACAACCTGACCGTTTTCAATAATATAACTGCTCATACTATCACCGTTACTCGATCGCTTACTTCTACTGGCCCTTCAGAAACAGCAAAAACTTGAGTTAAATCATCAGGATTTTGTAGTACAATGTCGTATTCCCACAAATTTGTGGGCATGGTTGCGAGAACGGCTAAAGTTTGTACAGAGGTAAGAAAAGGAGCAATTCGGCTGTAAACCCCGACAATTTGCCCATTTTCAACTCTATCAGCTAAAATTATTGGCTCAAAACCAAATGTAGCTAATAATTTTCCCCCTGCTTTTGTCCGTATTTGTCCCAAAGGATTCCACACAGCAAAATCCCCAGGAAAAAAAATTTCTAGCGGACCCCACGACGCGCCGCGCTCAATTCTATTTAACCCGGTTAAGGGAATTTTAACAGGGGGGTACATTTGTTAACAGAATAAAATAGCTATAAAAAGTTTACCACACCAATATGCTAACAGCTACTCAACCTAATTTTAAAATCGCATCCTATCTATTCTCAAAAAGGTTTGAGAGTAAATTAAAGTAAATTCTTCGTGGGGAATTCCCCACCGACACTGCATGGCTTGGTGGTGGCCGTTTGGCAAAAAAGAAGAAAGGAAAGAGCAAAAACGGATTTATCAAGGGGCGATTTATAATCGCCTGACTTCTGATTGGCTTGCTTCTTCTACCAGTGCCGATAGTGAGATAGTTTCCAGTATCCGAACTCTGAGAAATCGTGTTCGCAGTCTTTGCCGTGATAACGATTATGCTAAGGGCGCAGTCAGGACGATTTGTAACAACATTGTGGGAAAAGGTATCCCCTTACAAGCCAAGGTCAAACAAAAACGCGGCGAGAAATACGATGAGCGCATAAATAAGGAAATTGAGGCACTTTGGGAAGAATGGGGAAGTGCGGAATTTTGCGATTGTGCCGGCAAGTTAGATTTTTCTGATATTGAAAGGTTAGCGATGCGATCGCTAATAGAATCGGGGGAAGTATTAATCAGATTAGTGCGTAAGAGCTTTGATGATTCGCCGGTGCCGTTGGCTTTGGAGTTGATTGAATCAGATCAATTGGCCGATGATCAGTGGTCTGGCACGGCGGAAAATGGCAATGAGATCAGGATGGGGGTAGAAATTGATAAATGGGGCCGACCCGTCGCTTATCACCTTTACGAAAAGCATCCAGGGGACTTTCAGTTTACCAGTTCGGTAGGACAACGGTTAATTAGGGTTCCAGCCAGCGAAATTATTCACTTGTTTATTTGCGACCGACCGGGGCAGACCCGTGGGGTTCCCTGGTTCCATAGTGCCTTGACTACTTTTCGGCACGTTGGGGGTTACACGGAGGCTGAGTTAGTGGCAGCCCGAGCGCAGGCGGCGGTGATGGGATTTATTACTACGCCGGACACGGATGTTTATGCTCCGGAAGAAATGGCAGGCCAGCGCGTGACCAGTTTGGAGCCGGGGGCGATCGAGGTTTTGAATCCAGGAGAGTCTTTCGAGGGATTTGCCCCCACCCGTCCCAATCAGGGGTTT